GTAACAATACTGAAACCGCTTAATACTTGTCCAGTATAAGCACCCTTTGAGTAATCCCAAAGACCGGTATCTGAATTACCATCATTGTTGTAACCAGTTTCGTAGAAACGGTCATAAAGGTTTCTTCCACCATAACCTACATCTTGTGCATCGGTGTTACCCGGCATTTTATAAGGTTGATAGTGTGTGTTATCAGCAGGATTTCTATCCTGAATCTTAGGAATGAAATAGAATAATTTACCAATTGGTAAATTCATGGCTTGAACTGACACGATGTCATTAGCCAAAAGTTTCGAGAATACCCTACGAATTATAGGAAACACAACAGTTTCGAATGACCCTGATGAGTCAGAAACAGCTGCTTCATTGATTAAATATGAAGCTTGGTTTTCATATAACTGAGCGATATTGTCTTTCATGTGGCCCTTTAGGTCTTCTAGGAATCCTAAATCGTCCCACTTTTTGATGGTATCTTCTTTGATAACACGCAAATGTTTTAAGCCGATGTTACCAACCATACCTGAATCTAATAATGCTCCCATTTTTTAAATTGTTTTTATTTTATTGTTTATTTTTTATTATCCCTTGTATTTCATCAAATCTTTTATTCTTTTGAATTCTGGATTCTCATAAGCCTTTGCTTCGGACAACATTTCTGTTGATGATGAAGTTTTAGGGGCTGAAGTGATTTTTTCAGCGACAGATTCCGTTACTGGTTTCTTGCCATCTAATTCGGTTTTTATTGTACCATACAATGCTTTCGCTTCTGTGATGGTGGAAATTGAATCAAATCTCTTCAAAATATCCATTTTCTCTTGTTTAGTAGTTGTGTGTTCTGTGAACAATCTTGTTGCATATGCCAGATTCGCATTAAACACAGCCACTTCGTTAAGTTTTTCTTTGAATAGAACTAACGCTTTCTTGTATTCGGCATTTTGTTTCTTCAATGTCTCAACTTCTTCGTTCAAAGAACTTGACCCAGCTTTGTAAACTTTCTTACCTTTAATTCCAAGTCTGTCTTGAGCTTCGTTTTTGTCACCGTGAGGATTTAACTTTGTCCTTGCGGCTTCGGTTTGTTCACCTTTAACAACGGTTTTTCTGATTGAATCACCGCTTGTTACTGGTTCACCTTTACTTTTGTCGAAAGGATCACCTTCAGCGGTTGCTGGTTTTCCACTTTTTCCAGCTGGATTACTAGTGCTTAAACCTTTTTCTGTTCTGTTTTTGGTCAAATTTTCGCCATCTTTTTTAGCGAAAGGATCGCCATCACCAGTTGCAGGTTTTCCACCTTTTCCGGCTGGATTGCTGGTACTTAAACCTTTTTCAGTCCTACCTTTGGTTAAAGGGCTACCTACACCTTTTGAGTAAGGATCGTCTTTACCTTCATCAAACTCGGCTGTGGTTGTTTCTTCTTCGTCAGTAACTTCTTCATCATCCAATGTTATTTCATAGATGTCTGAATCGGTAACTTCACCCTCAGTTTGTTCTTCCAATTCGCCTAATTTAATAATGTATTCTCCCGGTTCCTCAACATTTAATGAAATGTTTTCGCCTTCTTTCTTAACTACGATACCATCTTCTGGCTTCATTGCTTTGAAAACTTTTGCCACCTCTTCAGGTGATGCTCCTGTCATATCAAGCAATTCATCATCGTCACCTTCTTCACCTTCCAGTTCATCAGGGTTTTCAATGTCATCAAGTGATGGTTCTTCATCAGAATCTTCAGTTGATGTTTCGTCATCAGTTGGGATTTCTTCGTCAGGATTTATCGAAGTTTCTTCATCACCAGTTTCGGTTGGTACATCTTCTACTTCTTTTTCAGGATCTACATCCTCTTCTTCTTGTTCTTTAAGCAATGAGTTGAGTTCTTCCTTCATGGTTGAAGCAAGAATACCTTTTGCATTTTGCTTAACGGCATCTTCAAGGGTTTGTACTTGAAGTAACGCTTGTTCTACTATTGATTTCTGCTTTGTCATTTGTTTATTGTTTTAGATATAAATATTATGTTATTATAAAAAGTTTGTATTTCGGGGTAAATAATCAAATAAATTTTATCATTTACCCAGAAATGTGTTTAAATTATTCATTAAAGATTTCATTTTATCCATTCTTGGGTCATATGCTACCTTTTCTTCTTCTTCCTGATATTGTTCACGGTCTTCAGGATTTGCGAAAATATATGCCCCCGGAGTAGATGGAGAAGAAACAAGGTCAAAACATACAATTTCAAAATCGTCTTGTACAATGTTCTGACCCTTAATGTTTTTTAATGAACCAACGCCGCGGGAAGATATTCCCAATGTTGCGCCATTCATTAACAACATTGCGGCTTGGTCTCCCTTACAACTAATAATTCCCATCTTTTTCCAACCTGGCGATGTAAATAATTTAATTTTACCCATTAAAATATTTCCATCCCACCAAGTTTCAAGGATTGAATGGGAAACTCTGTCTAAGTCAATAAGGGAAGAGGAAGGATGATTAAGTTCGTTTAGTGCGCCACCTTTTTGAATAATGGCTTGATATTTTTCGTTCTCGCGTCTTAATATGAGCTCGGGATAGATTCTGCCGTTTTTGTTTGGAACACCATATTTTTGTAAAACGGCATAAAGAATAAGGTCTTCGGAGAAGTCCATATTCTTTAACGCTTCAGAAATTATACGCTTATTATTTGTATCGTCAGGAGAAATATACCCATCGTGTTCAATGAGTATACCCTTACCAACATCTTTAGGGCCGAGAACTTTTAATTGTTGCCCATTATATAATTCCGTCATTTATAGTTTTTACTATAAATACACAGATATTGGTAATTATTTTTTGTTCTTGTGAAAATTAAACAAGTTTTTATCGGCAAGATGCTTATCTATAACACTTTCCGATAATGATTTGATATATGCTTTTATGTGTTTTTCCTTTATATCGAATTGTTTCTGCACAAACAATGTAATTTCAAGATTCATAAAAGATTTTTTCTCTAATTTAATACCTTTTGTTCGAATATCTAAATCAACAATACTTTCTTTTTTAAAGTAATCATTATCCATATTAAAAATATGGTTTTTAATATCTCGTCTTGTTTTAGATATTATCTGGTCGTAGTCATCGACCAGCTCGGGCAGAACCCACGAATTTAATGTTATGTAAACAGTCTTTAGATTTTTATAATCTATTGTTCCATATCCAATCTTTATATTTTGATGGAATCCCATCGGTATGAATTTTCCAGTTTTCATTTAACTTTCTCATATTAATTCAGTTTTATTGGTTATATGAGAAATATAAAGCAAAAATCTGGTATTTCCAAAAAAAATCTCCAGCAAAAAAAATGGTCTTAAACAAGACCACTTTTTAATTGTTGTAACTTATAAAGATTATACTTGGTAGGTTTCATTCGAGTAACCTCATTTTTAACATCTTCCAGCTTTTGTACTAGTGTTTGGTCGGCATCTTCAACTAATAAAGATGATACTTTACCTAATATTTCTTCTTTAAGTTCTTCGGTTTTCGTTCTAATTTCCTGATCCGAAATTGATATGAACTCTTTTAACTCGTTTCTTTCGTCATCGGTTAATTCGTTTTCATATAATACATTGAAATTGTTTACAAGTATTGCGTGATATAAATTTTCATTTTTTACCAATGTGGTACTTTCTGTAACAACATCATCCTTTTCAGTTAATAAGTGTTTCAACAGATTTTTCCTTGCAATCAATTTCTTATCTATGTTTGATAAACTATCTTCTTCCAAAAGTTTATCCAAATCATCATACACAGGAACATTCATTTCAACGACATTACCTATCTTTTTGTCTAATTTGTTGCAAAAATCGGAAACCTTTTCAACCTTCGATTTTAAAATAGGGGTTATTTCGGCAATGAATTGTTCTGCAATTTGTCTGTCATCGATATATTTCTTCTCGATTTCTTCATAAAACAAATAGAGTTCAACAAATTCCTTATTCTCTCTTACTAAATTTATGATTTCCTTCATTTCGGATTTATCACGATTTGAATAGGACTCTGTTAACTTTCCTAATAGTCTGCTTTTTATGTTACCTATACCATTCATTGTTTAGTCGTTTAAAATGTCTTTTATTTTATTTTCTATCTCATAAATATTGCGTTGCGCCTTATCAAAATCAAATAAATCATTTACCCCCGGAATTTCACCCAATTCCGCTAAAATTTTATTCTTTCTTGATTCACTTAACGGGGCTTCTTCCGCTCCTGCCGCTGGTGGCGCACCACCCGCTTCAGGGGCAGCAGGGGCACCCATTTCACCACCACCCATTGGTGGTAGTCCTCCGCCTAATCCACCTTCTTCTCCGCCGGCAGCAGGTGGTGGGTTCTTCATAAGACTTGCTCTTTCTTCTTCCGATATACCATATTTCTTATCAACATCATCGAATACCCCAGTACGCTTAATAATGGTTTGGGTTTGTGTTAACTCATAACCAATGGCTCTTTCAAGTCTTTGTTGTTGTAAGTCAAGTATAACCTCATTATTACTCATACCAAGAATATTTTTCTTAGCAAATGTATGTGAAACAGGTAATATACCAATTTGTGATTGGTCGGATGTTGCGTCTTTGTACAATAATATTTTTTCTTTCCACGATTCAATCCTTAATAAGTCTGATTGTGCGGATGGATTTGTAAGGGCTAATGAAAAATTATTTAATTCATCTTCTAACCCTAAAATATATAAGTGTACTAACGCAATTTTATTTAACTCGTGAATTAATGATTTTTGAATTCTGTTTATGGTTCTTGCAAAACGAATATCCATCAACGCTAATTCCTTACCATTACCCACAACTTCTTCGAAACCTAAAAACGCTTTAGGAATACGAAGCGCCGCCATGAGTTTCTTCTGTATGTATTCAATATCCGCGATTTCACCTAAATTCTGTGCCCCGGGTAATGTTTCAATAGGACTTGTTTGTGATAAGTCACGAACAGGTATAAAATAATCTTGGTCAACGGCCATCTGATTGTATCTCATATCAACCTGACCGTTTCTTTGGTCAACTACCTGTTGTCTCTTGAACTTATTTGCAACTCTCTGTACATAAGGTTCAATGTCCTTATCTTCCATATTACCTACGAATACCTTGAACACCCTTCTTTCAGGGGCTCTGGATATTCTATAAATCATCATCGCGTCTTCAGATAAAAGAAGTTGTTTCCAAATTCTTCTAATCTTATCCAACATTGATGTACCATAAGGAAGTTTTCTATCGTCACCTAAAATTCTAAAGTGGGCAATTTCCCAAGATTGGAATTCCATATCTTTATTTTTCCAAGAGAATCTCAATTCCCTTGTTGGTTTCTCCAAAGTAACATTCGTTGCATTGGATGTATTTGATGTTGCCCCCTCAATTCTTTCAATTTCAATATTAGGTAATTGTTGACATCCAACAACACCCTTTGTGGGGTCAATTTTCAAGTAAACAAAATCGTCACCATATTTACACATCCCTCTACACCACATTTGTAAGTTGGTGTCGATATCCAGAACATTTTTAAATAGGTCGGTTAATATTGCTTTTATTCTTTTTGATTCAGAATGTATAGTTAAGATTTCACCCTTTTCAGACATTGTAGTTGATTCTTCAGCATATATGTCTAATGCGGCCGATACTTCTGGCGTAAATTCCATACTTTCAAAGTCATAGTATGCTGACAACCTATTTGGCTCATAATAAACAGATTGATTATATAAAGATTGGTCAATCTTTTTCCATCTGTCAGCAATAAATGCTGATTGTTGAGCTTGTAATAGGGCTTTTTCGTAATCTTCTTTGCTGTCAGTCTTTAAAAGTTCGTCCTTTGAAAAGTTAAATGAGGGTGGATATTCACCTGACTGCCCCATAAAACCAAAGGTTCGTGTTAACTTTTGAAAAACTGTTAATTCATTTTTATCTGCCATATCTATAAATACAAGTTATTTATTTATGCAATTTAAACTTTTTTATTAAAAAAATCAATGGTTATCAGGATTTTGGCCCTTATTAGGATCCAATCCACTAAACAACCACGAATATTGCCTATACGCTTCTTTTCCGACATTCATTGGATTACTTTCGTGAAACAAAGTTTCATTTGATTGGGTTGACATAGAACCAATAGCATCAAGGGATTTACCATAACTATAAAAAGTGTCATTTGGTTCATATGTTCTTTCAGACAATGCCCACGATTCTAACATCGCTTTGCTCTGTGCTTCACTTCTCTTCAACTGGGTAAAACAAATGTCACCAGCGTATAGCGCAATTGCCATACTCATAATTGAATCATCGTGGTATCCTTTCATATGGTCAGGTCTACCGTTGATATAAACAAATGTGTTTAATTCATTTACAAGTCGAAGTGAACGGACAAGAAATTTATGTCTTAATTGTTCCTCAAAAGACGCAACGATTTGTGTTCTTTTATTATTGAAATTAATACCCGGAATCTTTTCCATCATCTTCTGGTCATATGACCAAACATCTTTAGTATTAATTCCATCAATATATAAATCTTTGTACTCCAAATCTTGTAGTTTTCTGGATGTTGCAACACCCATACCACCCGTTATATCCACAACGATAAATGCGCTGTAATATAATCCCCATTTATACGCCACGGCCGCCAAGTCATCTGGCGGTATTTTACCGATGTATTCTAATACCTGTTCCCTTTCATCAAAATCTATGATATTGATGGCGGAAAAGTCTTCACTATCCCCACGACTAACATCAACCCCCATAATGTAACGATGACCTTCGATTGGTTCTTTCCATTGCCACATTAACCCTGACATATACTTTTCATTCGGGGTTTTTATCATTGTCTTTACAATATTTTCAACAACTTCACTTGGTATAACACCATCACCCGAACTTAAAAAGTCACACTCCAACTCTTGGGCGATTTTTCTTCTATCATATTTTAACTTCTTGGCCATCGCCTCGAACCAGCTTGAAAATGGTTTATACCCATCTGCAATCATATCGTCAAACTTTTCTCTCGGCACATCAAATGCCAATACTTCATCATCATTATATAATTCTCTATTCAACATATAATGAATAATGTCGTTTGTTTTAACCCAATGTAAATCTTTCGAATAACGGGGGTCAAAATACCAAGTTAAATTTGTTATATGGAAATCATTTATACCACGAATGGCTTGGTCATACACCGTATAGTAAATTGGGTCATACCCATTAGGTGTAGAAATCATAATAATTTTACCCCCTGTAGATAGGGACGCCATTGAAGCAGCCCAGAAATCTTCACCGGCTTCGATATACGCCGCCTCGTCAAAGATTAGAATTGTAGGTGTAAAACCACGAAGAGCGTCTTTTGATGTTGCAACCGCTTTTACTTCACAACCATTTAATAGTCTGTATCGACTTTCAGAATTCTTATCAGGATCA